GTCCTTATATTAGGCGGTGATATCTGCTTGGCTGAACATCTCTACCGTAATCCTCGCCACCTAATTGATATACACGGTGACGTGCATGATTTATCAAACGTTATGAGGAATAACGGAAGCTATGCTAATGATGCCGAACGTTACCGCCAATTCTTTTATCATTGCTCTCAAGAATGGGATCATGTGCTTTACGTGATGGGCAACCATGAACATTATAGCGGTCGATGGAATCGCACAGAAGAAGCACTAAGAGAAGAACTCAATCGCTATCCAAACATACAGTTATTAGAACAGAGCAAACTAATTATCAATGATACTGTATTCCTCGGCGCCAGCATATGGACTGACATGAATAATTATGACCCCATAACTATACATGCAGTTAAAGACATGATGAGCGATTATCGTGCTATCACTGAAGTCAATAATGGAAATTATCACAAACTCCGAGTTGATACCACACTCAATAAACATAGACAGACTGTTGAATGGCTAAAGATGATGCTAGAAGAAGATAAACGCAAAACAGTTGTTGTCGGACATCACGCACCTAGCAGACAGAGTATACATCCAAAGTATCAATCTCAGACTATAATGAATGGTGCTTTTTGCAGTAGTTTAGAAAACTTGATGTTGGATCACGATCATCTTGTGCTGTGGACACACGGTCACGTTCATGATCCGTGGGATTATCATATAGGTAATACTAGGATAGTATGTAATCCGCATGGATATCCAGACGAACCGCTAAGATGGAATCCTGATTTAATAGTGGAGATATAATGAAAAATCCTTCCGTAGCCTATATGCTCAATACTGCCTTTGATTATGAAATAAGAAACTATATAGATTTACAAATTTACAAATTAAATCAGATAAACGAATTAGACGAAAAAGAAGCAGATAGGCTACGCGAATTACAAATGGTTAGAGAATACCTCTTAAAAAGAATAGGTGAAATGACATGACAGACTGGATGGTTATAAGTGCAGAAGCAGAAGCTAAACTTGATAATGCACTTAGAGAATTAGATAAACTAAAGAGTTTTTATGATGAGGTAATAAACCTTACTGTAAGACATGATGTTATAGAATCAACCAATGGTAATGAATATGCTAGTGTTAGTCCTAAGAATCTAGCAAAAGCATTAGCAGCTGTAGATGAGAATTGGTATGAGAGATATAAATCCGGACGTGTTTAATTATTACGGTATGAAAGTAGTCGATAGCCGACGCATCGCTCCGGTAATGCATACCTTACCTCTAAGTTATCGTATAGATATGACAGCTGTAGAAGCTGCCCAGATAGCTAGGTTTGAAACACAAAAAATATTCACTATCGAGATATTAGAAAGCAATCTAAATCGTCTAGAAGATGAATTGCAAAATTGGATAAAGATACGTTATCGTCCTTATGATTATGAACATATGGAAAAGAGAGAATCATATCTAAGACGTAACAATAAAGCTGTAAAAAAAGCTTGGGAAAATTATAAGATGCTGTTAAAATTAGCAGCAGATGGAGAAACTTTAGAATGAGCAAGATAGTACTAATAACTGGTGGCGCAGGGTTTATCGCACACCACATGATCGATACTATATTAAATGAAACTGATTGGAAAATCGTTTCATTAGATAGGTTAGATTACAGCGGTAATCTAAATAGACTGGCAGATATGATGCAGGATCATGATCCTGAAACACGCAAGAGACTACGTATTGTGTATCATGATTTGAAAGCAGAAATAAATCCACAGACTCGCAGCATGATCGGTAATGTTGATATAGTATTACATCTAGCCGCAGGAAGCCATGTTGATCGCAGCATCCAATGGCCTATGGAATTTGTTCTGGACAATGTTGTTGGCACTGTGAATCTATTACAGTGGGCAAAAGATCTTCCTAATCTAGAGCATTTTGTTTACTTCTCCACTGATGAAGTTTTTGGTCCTGCGCCTTATGGTGTAGCTTATGGAGAATATGATAGATACAATTCTACAAATCCATATAGTGCTAGCAAAGCAGCAGGCGAAGAAATGTGTGTGGCATTCCGCAACACATATAAGATGCCGATATCAGTTACACATACGATGAATGTTTTTGGCCAGAGACAGCATCCAGAAAAATATATTCCTATGTGTATACGCAAAGCCCGTGATGGCGAAACTGTCACAGTACATAGTGATGCTAGTATGACTGTCCCCGGCAGCAGGCATTATATACACGCTAAAGACGTTGCTGATGGCATAATGTTTATCATCAATAATCTCAGAGATCATAGGCAGATGGATCAATACAGATTGGAAGTATGTCCAAAATATAATCTAGTCGGTGCTGAGGAAATAAACAATCTTGAGCTAGCACAGATGATAGCTGAAGCACAAGGTAAAGAACTAAATTATCAGATGGTAGACTTCCATAGCAGCCGTCCAGGACATGATCTGCGATATGCTCTAGATGGAAGCCTGCTAGCCAGCTTAGGTTGGACACCTAAGATAAAACTCACTGATCGAATACGAGAAATGGTCCATTGGACATTAGCTAACGATCGTTGGCTAAAGATTTAAAAAAGCGGCTTAGGCCGCTTTTCTTTTGACAAAGTGATAATCACCATCGACAGGACCTAATGTAAATGCTCCTGCTAGATCAAATCCCTGTGCATCCATATACTGTATAACTTCGTCGCGCAATGGTGCACCTTTGTTATATTCTGTATGCTGTAGTTCTAGTATAACATGCTGTGCTGTAGATAGTGCTAAAGCAGCACCCTTTAGTGCATCAAGTTCTGCACCTTGTATATCCATCTTTAGCAAATCAGGTAGTGGAAATCCATTCTTATTGATAGCAGTATCAATAGTCATAGTCTTTAATAATTTTCTATTATTATCATTAAAATATAATTGTGCTTCAGGATTTACATCTACGTTTTCTCTATAGTAACTGTTTCCACCTGGGTGGTAGTCGTTCTGATAAAACTCAACATCCTTACCATCTACATCACTAAACACACCCATTTGGTATCTCATGTTATTCTCTTGATACATAAATTCAGCTGCATCCATCGCTTCAAATGCTATAAACTCTGCATCCGGCCATATACGTTTAGCTTCATTAGTCCAATGTAGTACACAAGCACCAACATCATAGATAACTGATGGATTAAAGTTTAAAGAATTCTTTAGAGCATTTAGGAAATTTACATGATCAGCAGGTAAAAGCCTTTGGGCACCTAATTCTCTAAGCCTCTGTTTCATATCAGTTCCCGGAGGCGCTTGTGTTATATTTTGTGATGCAACAGGTTGTTGAGGAGCGACAACAGGAGAAATATTATCATCTATTTCAAATGTCCAGCTACCTATATGGCGACACTTGATCGTAGTGTCTGCCCATACTTTGAATCCTTTTTGTAGAGCCTTGCGACAGAAATCAACATCTTCGGATATGGTATCTTTGTGATCTATAGCAGAATGATATTTAAAGTGCGGATATCCTACAGAGACAAATACTTGCTTCTTTACAAGAGCACATCCAAATCCACAACCTGCCACCTCAACTAAACCTCTACCTTTGAGTTTTTCATAAGGCATGTGACTCATACCACCTCCCGGAGTGTGTTCATATATCTCAAGAGTATGTGTTCCTGGTATACGCTGTATATAAAGTCCAGATACTATATCTTTATCATGTGCTAACATCTTAGCAAGTGTGTCTGGAGCAAACGCAATATCACTATCAACTGAGAATAGATAATCATACATACCTACTACCCAGTGTGCTATTAGATTCCTAACTTGATCTACCTGATATCCAAAGAAATACTGGAAGTCTGCTTCGTATCCTTCTGGTATCACTAGATCATATATTGACTTGTATGTTTCTGCTTCTATATTCCTAGCTGTAGGAATAGCTATCAATATTTTCTTTTTAGCTGTCTGCACTTTTATTTCTTTCTCTTTTGTTTCGGGTATAACTTCAATATTTTGGGTCAAATCTACAGGAACTTCAGCTGTGTTTTCTTGAGAGATTTGCGGAATATAGCTAGGCATGTTTTCTCTAACTTGCGCATATACTATCGATTCTCTATCTAAAAATCCTCCCGAAATTGATTTATCACCTACAGTTCCTGCAAATGGTGTATAAAAATCCATATTAGCTACAATATAGTTTTTCTTTCCTTGCAATAACTGTATATCAAATATAAAGTTATCTCCATAGTATATGTCCAACCCAGCCGGAATGTCAATCCAACTTTTCTTGTTGATCCACATCAGACATCCAAAACCATATGTATGTTGTCCTGCCCATTCTATTATATCTATAGACTTGTCAGTCACAGGTATCTGGCTAAAATCGCTTACTCCCGGACATAACCCAAATACTCCGTTTTCAGGTATTAGCACATCGTATAGTTTTTCTAACACAGCAAGATCATATCGGACGTCATCGTTTACGATACAGACTCTTTCATTCTTGCTGATCTTTACTCCAAAGTTCCAAGCTGGATTCACAAAGATATTCTTACCAAAATCAAACATCCTTATCTTTGGATTGCTGAAATCATGATCTGGTTTATGATCTCTGTTATTGTTTATAATGATAATATCATCAACTAAATCACAAGCACATAATTGGTCTATGAATGGTAAGAATACATCATTGCACTTCCACATAGTAGGTACTACTATGGAATATTTTTTACCGCTACCTATAGGACTTTTCCTAAGTATGCTGTTGGCATTTTTTGTCTGCTCATCTGCATTGATCTTATAATCGTTCATTGGATTTATGTCGTTGTAATTCTGTATGATATCTTGCACACATTTTACTTTGTGCGGATCAGCTGCTTCAATAAGAGCATAGAACACAGAACCGTCACCGCCTGCTTTGTACCATTCGCCGTCTTCATTTTGGAACATGCCGTCATCTATATCATTTAAGAGATATTTTTTAAATGTACGCAGATGTGTGTAAGGCATGTTCCAATTGAACTTATGCTGCCTATATGCTCTAGCTTCTTTGATCGCCTTTGGATAAGGTTGGGATATGAGTGGAATATTATCTACCATGCTCCAACAGCTGCCGTATGAAAACTCAGTAGAACCATCATAGAGTGCATTATAGTAGGCAAATATGCTGTTATCATTTACTAAGCTATCATCACCATCTAACAACATTACTATAGCATCATCATTTAACTTTCGTATGTTCTCTACATGGTTACGTGGAGCGCCTTTGTTTTCTGTGTTAGATATTAAAACGATCTTATCTTGTGCATGTTTTGGTAAGAGGTTTATAAAATCTGTAGCTATCTGTACAGTATCATCTGTAGAATAATCGTCTATGAGATAGTGTTTATAATTGTCATAATCTTGTGTAGCTACACTGAGTATGCAATTTTTGATATAATCTCTACAGTTGTAAAATGTTGATACTACCGCAATCTCTTGTTCGTTACCCACACGATGTGTTTCGAGCTCAACTACATTGTGATTGCGTCGATTCCATATCTTATGTACTTTATGATTGATCTTAGTAACCTTGCGATATTCGTCTCTGCTGAGATATCTATTGTTGCGTTTAAAGAAAAGTTGCTTCCATTGTAGAGCTACGCTATCCCAACCTGCTACATCTTTAACTATGTTGCAGTAATATTGCTTCTGTTGATGTAGATACGGATTATAATAGGCTTCAACAGTTGTTTTCACAAATGCTTCTATCTGCTGAGGCTTGTTTATATGGGGGAACAAGCCGTTTGGTTCAACAGCATAATCTATGAGATAACAAGCGCCTTCTAGAGCAATCTCTTCCAGTGCTCCAAAGCGACAAGTTATCACTGGGGTATTATAACAGATGCTTTCCAATGTGCTGATACCAAATGTCTCAGGAAATGCACAAGGATATATCATAAAGTTTGCTCGAGTCAATATCTCAGATATTTCTTTCTGCGATATAACTCCAGTGAACTCAATATCTAATGCTGCGTTCTTTGGATCAGCACTCATACGCCGCCAATCGAGTTCCTGTTGATCGGGATTGCTATTAGTGCTAAAACGATAGTAACCACCGATGACTTTTAGTTTTGCATTTGGAATATGTCTTTTGACGTGAGGCCAAATATCATTTACTAATGGTACCATGCCTTTAGTAACTGAAGCATTGTACACAAACAAGTCTCTGTCCTTGGCTGCGATGTCTACTTCATCATTATATATACGTGCGCCATTTCGTGTGATAAAGACTTTGCGTTTGAGCACTTCATAGTTCCTGCGCTCTTCTGAATGTAGACAGTTTGTAATATAAGTGAGGTGCCAATCACTGAGAGCAAATATATCTGTGATCCTATCGCTGACTGCTAATCTTTCTATGAAATGATCACCTAAACAGAATGTGTCATGCATCCACAATATTCTCTGTTTAGCTTTGCTTAGTATCCTATTGTATAGATCCATCTGTTGGAACGGCATAGCTCGACCATCTTGC